ATCACTATTTTGTGCAACCCACTTCCTCATAGAAGTCCAATTCTTGTCCTTCATCATATCAATAAGTGGTGTTAGTTTCTCTTCAGCTAGTGTTGCAATAAGACCAGTGTCTATTACACCACTGACTCCGTATCTCTGAACCTCATTGATACACCTTCTGAAATCGGGGAAGAACTTTAATATAAGTTCAACCAAAACCTTTTCGTCAAACTTAATACTTTCGTTATTACAAATTTCTTTAAGTCTTGAAAGGAATATTCCAGCAAGTTGTTGTTTGTCACTAGGTGTTAGTTTAAAGTCTATAACTGTTGTTCTTGAATGTAGTGGTTTAATGATTCTATTCTTGTAATTACAAGTAAAGATAAATCTACAGTTCGAAGAGAACTCTTCTATAAAGTTTCTCAAGGCTGGTTGAACCGAGTCTGCAGAAATATAATCTGCTTCGTCAAGGATAACAACCTTTGACCCACCACTAAGTGAAACTGTAGATGCAAAGTTTTTAATTTTAGTTCTTAAGGTATCAATCAAACGACCTTCGTCTGACCCATTGATTACTATAAAGTCTGCACCCAGTTCGTTGCATAATGCTTTTGCAATTGTTGTTTTACCAACACCAGCAGAACCACACAACATGAGATTTGGTATCTCTCCCTGTTTGACAAATTCTCTAAAAGTATTCTTAATACCCTCGGGTAGTATCGTGTCCTCAATTGTTTGAGGACGATACTTTTCTACAAATAAAAATTCATTCATCATAAGAAGTTAAAACCCCTCCGAATTAACTGTCATAAGAACCCTTGAAGATTGATGAGATGTCTTATGTCCCGTATGCATTGCAGAGACTAGTGCAACACTTACTCTATTATATAGGTTAAACATTGTATTTTGAATCAGGCTCCAGTGCAATAAAGTATTCTAAATCCACATCTTTGTTTTTAAAGTGTGAGATTCCTTTTGACGAAACTAATACTTCATAGTTTCCGTCCAATACTTTAAGGTTCTCAATCTTAAAGTTCATAGTGTATGAAACACCATTTCCTTCACCCACGATTCTTGAGAATGTGTTTGAAGTTGTGTTCTTCTTATCAGTCACTTCCAATTTGATTGTAGTTCCGTTTGAAGAAAGAATTAAATCTCCGACACCTAGAACACTTGCTGCTTTCTGCAACTCGTTTAGAAGTGTAGAAGAGATATCAATACCGATTTCTGCATCAGGCATTGTTATCATTTTCTCGGGTGAAGTCACCATTCCTTCACTTGCATAGAAATACGCAAGACTAGAAGTGTTGTCTGCAACTGTTAAACTTGCATCTCCGAAATTAAAATCGGGGTCTTCCAGTAGACTGGTTGCACCTAAGAATTCAGGCAGATTGTAGATACTGAAATCTTGAGGAAAGTCCTCAGAAACAGTTGCAACTGCAAGAATGTTTTTCATATTAGAGATTGTCTGAAGTTTATTACCACTTGTGACTTTAATCCCTTGGTTTATTGTTGAGAAATTTTTGAAGATATCTCTCGTATCATTACTAATTTTCATCACTTTTTAGCCTCCTTTATCGCTTTATCGTGAACGTGAAGCATGAATAATGCATAGTGTAATACTTTGAGTATATCTGCACGATTCTTCCCACCTTTTTTTCCGTATCTTTGGGCATACTTTAGTATGTTCCCGATACAAAATCCTTCTCCATGACCACTGTCAATTATAAATTCAGTGGACTGGTATTTGTTTAAACTGTAGTGTTGGTCATAAGTTGTATCAATATACGTGGAGAACTCTTTAAGAAGTTCTCCCTCGTCATATTTGTAGTCAATTGGTTTTGACGTAGTCTTAAATAATCCCATACTAGTCATTATACTCTGAAGACTCAGTTTCGTCAACTGGGTTTTCTGCATTCAAGTCTACTCCAGCATCGATTTTGGAGTAGAGGTCGAGGATACTATTTCTAGTCTCTTCGTCAAACCTTGAAATACACATGGTTATTGACTTGAGTTTGTCACCAAACATTCTGAATGCATTGACAATGTGAACCAATCTTCTAGTGGTAATGACATCATCAATCGCACCTTCATAGTAGGTTTTTCTGATTATGTCTGCCCAATCTACTAGTTTGGTGCAGAACTCTTCGTCAACGTCACCAGTAAGTGCCATTTCTTTTTTAAGAATACTTCTCTCAGTAGTCACTGGTGGGTATTCTTGTTGCATTGTGATTGCAAACCTTTCCAACATGGCTTCATTCATGATTTGAGTTCCTATGAACTTTCCATCATCAGACCCTTGTCCTTTCGTGTTTGCAGTTGCAAGAATTGTGAAACCTTCTTTAGGTGAAACCCACTCACCAGTTTTCTTGATTAGGTATCCTTTACCTTCAAGAACTGATTGTAGACACATAAGTTTGTTAGAACCCAAGTCAACTTCGTCAAGAAGAAGGACAGCACCTTTTCTCATTGCTTTGATAACAGGGCCTTCTCTGAAGACGACATTACCATTGACTAGAGTGTGACCACCCATTAGGTCATCTTCATCAGTCTCGATTGTGATATTGACTCTGAAGAGTTCTCTCTTCAATTGAGCACAAGTTTGTTCAATCATTAATGTTTTACCATTACCACTTAGTCCAGTAATGAATACTGGGAAAAAGATTTTAGACTTGATAATTCCTTTGACATCTTTGAAATGTCCGAATGGAACATAGTTTGACATTTTCTCGGGAATGATTTTTACATTGTCATTCACGTTAACAGTTTGAGTTGCAGCTGCAACTGGCATGTTTGAAACTGATTGCATTGGTGCAACTTGAACAACTTTTGGTTGTTCTACTGGAGGAACTATTCCACTCTCGGAATATCCACCATTGTATCCACCGATAATTGCAGTAAGATTAAAGACACCATTGTCTCTAAAATTATACCTAGAAGATTTCACCCAATATGGGAACGTCCCAGTATTGTCAATTTCTTCTTTAGTAAAAACCGATTGATTCGGATACTTAGATACCAACGTATCTAAAAATTCCTTCCTATCGGGTGTATAGTGAAACGGCTTTCCCATCACGTCAATCGATTCACTTCTGTTATAACTTCTTTTATCCATATTATAGTCTCCGTTTAAGTTGTTATTAGTTATTTTTCTCATCCTTTATAGTATACTAAAAAGTGAGACCCATTGTCAAGTCTTTTTCTATTTAATTGACTCAAACCTAGTTCCCATTTTTAGTTGTTGTTTCTCATTCAGTTCACCACCATTGTTGACCCAAATTCTAAATGCAAAACATTCCTTCTCTTCGGTTTTACATTCGTTGAACATAGGACAATCATATCTGACACAAGGTGAAGGCCCCACGTCCATGACTGCATCTGCAAATTTACTGTAATCTGACTCGTGTGAAATGTAGTATGCTTCGTCTACTCTTAATGGTTCTCTCATTGTGTTTTCTCCATGATTGTTTGTAAAGTGTATCTGTTATCCAGTAGTGTCACTTCAAAAGTGTCTTGGATATAATCGTGTTCCACGATATAAGGTGCTTCTTCTTTTCTTGATTGCAGAACCATTACCCTATTGGTAAAGTCCCTGTAATCGTCTCTCTCTAAAATGAATGTCTCATTCATCATATATTTTGCTTCCATTATGCTATCTCCTTAATGAATTCATTGGTTAAAAATCTTGAAGTGGTTTTTGATTTCTGATTTCTTTTGAAGGCAGCCATTACTCTAACCTTCTTCGCATCAATAAATTCATCTCCAAGTTCGTCATTCCCAGCAGTTCCCAAGTTGTTGGCTGCAGTTAAGAACAATTTGTTGTATCCATGGGCAGTAAAGATTTTACCTTCTTTTCTGATTTCTCTCCATGCAATATCAGTATCAGTTTTTCTATACTCATTAGTGTGTTCTAGAACACTATAGAGGTCTTGTTTTCTTCCAAGAACAAAGTATCCAGTGACAATGACACCAGTAGTTTCTGATATCCAGTCTAATAAGTTTTGAGTAATTTTGAAACCATTTCTTCCATAGTAATCAGACTTACTTTCCAGTGGAAACACTTTGTTTAAGAATGGGTCAATCATATCTCTAGATTTTTGACTTCTGAAATAATATCCACCTTCCTCTTCCATTGTCTTTTCTTGTTGTCTATAGTCTTCCATCTCTTCATTTCCTTTTCTAAGGAATTCTGCACCATGAGAAAATCCATCAGTGATAACTGTTAGGATTGACTTTTCAAGTCCGTATTGTGCATTGAACTCGGGAAGTAGTTGTCTAAGTGCAACAAGTGTTTGGTCAAGTGGAGTTCCACCCAGTCTATAATCTTGAGGTCTGAAGTTGCACTCCAAATCCCAATAACTTCCATCTTCTTGAATTGACTCAAACTCACCAAAGAACTCGTTATATGAGGCAATAGATTTTTGATAGTTTCTCCAAGAAATTTTCTGACTGAAGTAGTTTGCATAAATGCAACCCAAGTATCCCATCATTTCTTTATGTTGTCTGTTATTCATTTCGTTAGACATAATCTCAATGAGTTTACCATCGTTTTGTGCAAAACCATACTCATCTTTATTAGTATAAGAATATGCATCAGAGAAAAGATATACTCTATAAGGAATGTTAACTTTTCTACAGAACATTGCAAGTATCATTGATTGTTCTAATAGGTCTGTCACTTCGTCACAAATTGAACCACTCCAATCAAGTAAGACAGTCAACCCGTGATTTTTACCTTCGGGAAGATATGTAGCTCTTTTGAAAATGTCATCAACGATTTGGTATTTTGCAAGTTTGTTCATATCTAACTTACCAGTTTTACCACTGAATGCTTTCTTAGAAAGTTGTGCAGACTGTTTCATTTCGAACTCTTTTGCCATATGAGCAACAATCTTTTTGTTTTTGTTTTCGATTTTCTTTCCAGTGAAAATACCTCTCTCATAATTTTTAGTCCAAGTTTCTTGAGACTTATACTCGGGTAATACACTCACGTATTCTCTCCAATCAGACAGAACACTTTTGAAAGGTAGAACAACTTCGTTCATATCATTTTTTGCAAAAACTTCTTTTAGATTGATTTGAGTTTTGATAATGTTTTCGTCAGAAAGAAATTGTTCTTCATTGTTATGTGCAGCGTGTTCAGTGATTGATTCCCTTGCACCATTTTCGTCATCATGATAACCTAGGTCTTTACCACCTTCTTTACCACCAGTAGACTTGACTTGTTGTTCTGCATCATCAGTGTCACCTTCTTGTTCTGCTTCCTCTTCTTCAGTCTCACCACTTTCAGTGTTCAACTCGGGAAGTGAATCCTCTTCAGACTCTTCTTCTTCAGACTCTTCACCAGTTGCAGATTCTTGAGATTCGTTTTCCATCTCTTCCATTTCTGATTCTTCTTCGTCACCCTCTTCGTCTCCATCTTCGTCAAGGTCAAACATTTGAGGAACTAACATTTCGTCATGTTCAGTTCTTGTCTCGTTTTCTTTAGACCACTCATAGATTGCAGTTGCACATTCAACAACGTCTTCCCAAGTCTTACATGCTTCTGACATGTCTAAGAATTCTTGTTCTACTTTGGTGAACTTAAGACCCAGTCTTGAACCGACTTTAGTTTGTAAATTGATTTTGTCAATCAATGAAAGTTCTGCAAGATTTCTTTTCTTAAGTTGGAAGAAATCCATTTCCATCAATTCATTGTATGCAGTAAAGAATGACTTCCTTAATCCTTGGAATTTGTTCTTGATTGCTTTCTCAATCCTAACGTCTTCTACAACATTGAGATATCCTTTAAGTGTTCTATTCATTTCTAATGCAGAGTGAAGTCCCTCGTAAGGTGTATTCAATGCATGTCCGACTTCGTGTCCCATGAATAGGTCATAAAGTTCACTACTGATATCTTCCTTAAAGATAGGACAAGCAAGTATCCTATTCTTTACATCAAAGTATGCAGTTGGTATTTTCTTATGAACAACAGTGATATTCTCTGCAGCCATTAGTTTTGCAAGTTGGTCTTTTTGTCTAGTTATTTTTGTCATGTTTATAGTATACTAAAAAGTGAAGGTCATTGTCAACGCTTGAGAGTAATAAATTTCCTCCTTGATTT